ACCAATTGCAATTGAAATATCTTACATTGGAATGCCTTCATCATCACTACGTTTTGGTGGTGTTGGAACAGCTACTCAAACAACTGAAATAGGAATTAAATTACATTTTATGGGTAATGTATTGGAGGGTAAAGGCGCTTCAAGTACAGACGTTAGAACAGTTATGATTGAGTTACAAGACGGGAAAATACCATTCTCAAAAATGACCATATCTAATGCTATCAAACAAGCATTACAAGAGGCTGTTGGAAAGTTAGATTGACCGAAGTCCCTATATTATATTTAATTAAACAAAAAATTAAAGGTTATGCATATTCTAGTCGTTCCAATTGTATTTTTAGTAATTTTAATTTACGCTTACAACAAAGGAAAAAACACTAAATAAAGTTTATGAACATAGTATATAATTTAAACCCAGACACTGGGTTAATGAGATTGGAATTGAAAAAAGACATTATCGCCAATGATGACTTATTAATGAAATTTGAGAACTATATTTTACCTATATTAGCAACAAATAAGAAATTTGTATTAACAGGTAGTTTATCTCTTAAATTATTAGGTTTTGAACCTATGGATAAAGTAGGTGATTTTGATTTTGGATTAACAGATGAATTTACTGAAGAAGAATATCTTACATTAAAGAATTTCTTTGAATTAGCTGATGTAGGAAGAAATGAATATTGGTGGGATAAAGCTGAAGTAGAAGCTAATAAAAATAAATTTGATCCTAAAGCCCACATGTGGCAATTTTATAAAGAATGGGGTGAACCACATGATGAAGGATTAATCAGACAAGTACTTTCTTCTATTAAGATAGATGTTTTTAATGATGAGTTTATTAAATTAAAAGATACTATAACTGTTTATTATAAAGATTTTGAATTAAGATTAGTACATCCAAGTATAACTTACAGTTATAGAATGAGATATGCTTTAGATATTAGATCTCAAAATACATATAAGTATTGGGAACGAATGAAATCATTTATGGATGATGCTAAGTCATATTATCATAACTTAAGAGCAATTCAGAAAATGCAAATGAGAATAGAAGAACATAATACTAATGTTAAGAATGATAATGAAAAATTAGATAAAATAAAAGCATTAATAACAAGAAGAGAAAATAATGCAAATAATTTTTTAAATAAATTATTAGAAAGTGAAGATAATAAGTAATTCACATAGAAGTTATGAATAATATAGATGATCCTGATTATATTGAACGTAGAGACGAATTATTAAAGTTTATACGCAAACAAAACCTACTATGGGAAATGGGTTTTAGAGATGAAAACGCTCCTGGTAAACCTAGAGGTAGAAAACCAGCTCCGTCAAAACGTATAGCAAAGGTTGACCATACAAAGAAACGGAACAGATACCAGAATTGGGATGATTGACCCCAGTCCTGATGCTATATTTAATATATGAAATTAAGCACCACATATAAACGCACCGTAAACGGTAAAATAGCAGAATGGACAGTTGAAGTAGAAAACAATTGTTACAGAACAATATCAGGTTATACAGATGGTATTAAAACCACTTCCGAATGGACATGTTGTGAACCTAAAAATGTAGGTAAGAAAAACGCCACAACAGCAGAAGAACAAGCATTAGCAGAGGCAACAGCAATGCATCGTAAACGTATTGAATTAGGATCATTTGAAGACATAAATGATATAGACAAACCAGTCCATTTCAAACCAATGTTAGCTCATGATTATGAAGACTATAAAGATAAAATTAGTTTTCCAATTTACTCACAACCAAAATTAGATGGGGTAAGATGTATAGTAAGATCAGATGGTATGTGGTCTAGAAATGGTAAACAAATCATTTCAGCACCACATATATTTGAATCATTAAAGTCATTATTTGAAAATGATCCACATTTAGTATTAGATGGAGAGTTATATGCTGATAAATTATCAAATGACTTTAATAAAATTATTTCATTAGTTAGAAAAACAAAACCAACTAAAGACGATTTAAATGAAAGTAAAGAAGTAATTCAATATCACATTTATGATATACCAAGTGTTGATAATACATTTACTAAACGTTTTAAAGCACTAAATAAATTAAGTTTACCTGAATGTTGTGTTATTGTAAACACAGATCAGATTGATAATATGAATGATATATCAGCTTATTATTTTGATTATATGAACGCTGGTTATGAAGGACAGATGCTTAGACTAGACTCATATTATGAGAATAAACGTTCTAAAGGATTATTAAAACATAAAGCGTTTACAGACGCTGATTTTAAAATATTAGGTGTTTTAGAAGGTAAAGGTAATCTGACAGGTAAAGTAGGTAAGTTGATGTTTGAAATAGATGGTAAACCATTTGAGTCAGCTGTGAATGGAACTTGGGAGTATTTAGAAGAATTATTTAACAAAAATGATTTAGTAGGTAAAATAGCAACAGTTAAATATTTTGAATTAACTGAAGATGGATTACCACGTTTTCCTAAAGTAATTGAAATTAGAGATTATGAGTAGAAAAAAATCCAAAGACGAAAAACGAGAGTGGTTTATAGTCTATAGTGATTTAGGTTATTTTAAAGGTTTAAAGAATGGTGGTAAGTTAGATTGGTCACCGTCTGAAGATGATGCTAAACCATTAGACCATTTAAATAAATTTACTACAATAAAGATTTTGGCTCCTCGAGAAATAGAACTTATATTTGAATACATATGATAAATAAACATACATTATGGGTTGAAAAACATCGCCCAGACACAATTGAAGGTTATATAGGAAATGAAGATTTTATTTCCAACTTGCAAGAATGGATTACTAAAAATGATTTCCCAAACTTATTACTTTACGGTCCACCAGGTTGTGGTAAAACAACAGCCGCTAAATTAATAGTAAAAAATATCAAGTGCACGCATTTATATTTAAACTGCAGTGATGAAAATGGTATTGACACAATTAGAGAGAAAGTAAAAACATTTGCTGTTGCTTCTACATTCGCTCCTATTAAAGTTGTTATACTAGATGAAGCTGACTTTTTAACTATAAATGCTCAAGCTGCACTTAGAAATGTTATTGAGTCATTTAGTTTGACTACCAGATTTATTTTCACTTGTAATTTTGTAGAACGTATAATTAGTCCGTTACAATCACGATTAACTATGTTTCACTTAATTACACCTGAACCTAAAACTATAGCTAAACATTTAAAAAATATCTTAGAACAAGAACAGGTAGAGTTTGAAGTAAGTGACTTAGTCAATATAGTTAAAAAATCATATCCTGATATTAGACGAGCATTAAATTTAATTCAAGGTTTATCTGTTGGAGGTAAATTAGTAATTAAATCAGATATTGTTGATTCAAATTATACAGAACAAATAATAAGCGAAGTTAAAACTAAGAAAAAAACAGCGTTTAATGCTATTAGACAAATTGTAGCTGATAACAATATAACTGATTTTACGTCCTTATATTCGTCATTACATAATGAATTATCAACGCCTGAAGCAACTATAACAATAGAAGAGTATTTATTTCATTCATCAACTATACCAGATAAAGAAATTTGTTTTATGGCTTGTGTTTCTAAACTTTTAAACATTTAATATGGATTTAGTATTACACTTATTAGGACTATGTCCAGACAGTTTAAGTCACTTTGACTTAACAGATATAATTAACTTTTACATTAACTATAAATTTACAAAATGATGAATGAACAACCACCTAAATTAAACATTTCGCTAGACAAAACAGCTGAAATCGTTTGTGACGACTGTGGACACAATGTGTTCCAAGAAGGATTAATGCTTAGAAAAGCAAGTAAATTCTTAACAGGCACAGCTCAAGATGCCTTAATACCATTACCTGTTTTTAGTTGTTCCGCTTGTGGACATGTTAATACAGAGTTTTTACCTGAACCGCTTAAACCAACTGTGTAGTGAATTTATTCGACTGGTTAAATGAAATTACATATAGTAAACGTCCGTGGGATAAATTTACGGATGAAGAAAAATCAACGTTTAATACTTATATGATTAACCGTTTTATAAGTATGGACTCAAATTATATTGATGTGGTTAATTTAATACAACAATATCCTAATTGTCCTAATAAACTGATTTATAAGTACTATTGTGATTTGTTACCTAAGAAGAAAGCATTTTTCAGATACATAAAAGCAAAAGAAAAATTCAATACTGAGAATATAGATATGATGGCTAAGTATTATAAATGTAGTACTAGAGAAGCTAAAGACTATATTAGCATATTGGATGACGAACAAATAGAACAAATATTTAATTTAAGGACCCCAAGTACAAATAAAAAAAGGAGAAACAAAAAATGAGTACATTTATTTTAGGCGTTTCAGCTGCTATTACGGTTGGGATGTTTGTTTGGTTTACACTTGATACTATCAAGTCTTTAAAAAGAATCAAGCAATTAGAAAATGAAACAACAGCTCTATACAGAGAAATCAATGAGCGATTTGATATAATCAATCGTCAGTTAGATCAATTAGTCACAGACGTGAACCGCCGTATAGATGATAATTACAGCTATACTGATTCGCGATTAGATAAAATGGCGAATGCTATTGAACGTGACTATGTTACAAAGAAAAACAAGTTAGACAATACAATTAATTATCAATAATCATTAACTAACTTGGGGTCCTTAATTAAATTACTTATATTTATCTTATAAATTAAAACATATGGGTTCACTAAGATCACACATCAGAGATATTATCAGAGAGTATGATAGTATGGAAGATTATTTAAAAACACAAAACGTAGATAAAAAAGGTTTCTCTAGATGTTCTGAAGAAACACCTAAATACAATTGGACAACTACAACAACAATGGATAAAATAGAAGACAAAACATCAGATTTAATTACTGAAGCAGTAGTAGATGATTTACGTTCACGAAGTAAAGTAGGTATTAAAAAGTATAATACAACTTTATATCAGAATAATAAGGATGATTATATGAACCATCTATATGAAGAGTTATTAGATGCAGCTCAGTATATTAAAAAGGAAATGTCATTTGTTCCTATGATAAAACAGATGATGGAAGATTGTCCTAACGATATGGAGTTAGGTAAAAAAATTAGGGAGACATTTAATGGCTAAGCAACAATTATCAGAGATAGAAAGAAAAATAAAGAATACTTCACTTAAAGAGATAGACTACAGATATCAAAGTACTGTTTCCTATTCTCAATATTCTATATATCGTTCATGCCCTCACAGATGGTTTTTACAATATGTTAAAAACTTAGCGCCGTATCAAGCATCAATACAAACTTTGTTTGGTACGGCGATGCATGAAACATTACAGAATTACCTTAAAGTGATGTATGATGTAAGTGGTGCTGAAGCAGATAGAATTGATTTGGTTAGTGATTTTAATACTCGTTTTAGAGAAAACTATAAGAAAGAATTTGAATCAACAAAAACACATTTTACATCTCCAGATGAGATGAGAGAGTTTTTTGATGATGGAATATCAATATTAGAGTGGTTTAAAAAACATCGTAAACAGTTTTTCTTAAATCGTAATACTAAATTATTAGGTATTGAGATGCCATTAATGGTAGGACTATCTAAGAATTTATTTTTAAAAGGTTTTATTGATCTTGTTTTATATAATGAAAATGAAGATAAAGTTTATATCTATGACATTAAAACATCAAGACAAGGATGGAATGATAAAGCTAAAAAAGATGAAATTAAACTAGCTCAAATCTTATTATATAAAGAGTATTTTGCTAAACAGTATAATATAGATGTTGATAAAATTGAAGTTGAATTCTTTATCATTAAACGTAAAATATGGGAAAGTAAAGATTTTCCAATACCGCATATTAGTTCATTCAAACCAGCTAGTGGTAAAATCAAACGTAAACAAGCAGTAGAACGTTTTAATCAGTTCTTAACTGAATGTTTTGATAATGAAGGTAAACATGTAATTAAGTCATATCCTAAACAAGTAAGTAAAGATAGTTGTACTTACTGTCCATTCAAAGATAATAAAGAACTTTGTGATAAAAATGTCGTCTCTTAACCTATACGTATATTTATATATATAAAATATATATTATGGCAGATAAATCAACAAGTGTCAAAGTAAAAGACGATTTATTCGAAGAGTTTAAAGTGTTATGTGTTAGAACAAAGTTCTCACTACAAAAATTAGCAGATAGAAGTATACATTTATACTTAACTGATGAGAATTATAGAAAACAAATGCACAATCACACTAACCTATCAATATCAGGTAGTCAAAATTAAAAATTAATTAAAATATTGTTATGAAAGAAGGTTACATTCCTCAAGAAAAACGCAAAAAAATTCTCTTGTTATGTGATGATATTAGATTTACATCTGGTATAGCAACAATGGCTAGAGAAATAGTAGTAGGCACATCTCATCGATTTAATTGGGTGAATATAGGTGGAGCAATTAATCATCCAGAACAAGGTAAACGTTTAGATCTTAGTCAAGATACAAATTTACATGCTGGTGTAACTGATTCAAGTGTAGTAGTATATCCAACAAATGGATATGGTGATCCACAATTAGTTAGAAATTTAATGGAATTTGAAAAACCAGACGCCATTATGTTCTTTACTGATCCTAGATATTGGATTTGGTTATTCCAAATGGAAAATGAAATCAGATCTAAAATACCTATGATTTATCTAAACATATGGGATGATTATCCAGTTCCAATGTATAACGAACCATATTATGAGTCATGTGATGGTTTAATGGCTATATCAAAACAAACGCTTAACATCAATAAAATTGCTTTAGGTGATAAAATTGAAGATAAAATATTAAGTTATGTACCACATGGTATTAATGAGAATGTATTTTGTCCAATTGATAAAAATGATATTAAATTAGCTGATGTTAAAAAAGCTATATTTAAAGATAAAGAATATGAATTTGTATTAATGTTTAATTCAAGAAACATTAGACGTAAATCAATTCCAGATACATTAGCGGCATTTAAATTATTCTTAGATAAATTACCTAAAGAAAAAGCAGATAAATGCGCTATATTATTACATACTCAACCTATTGATGAACATGGAACTGATTTATTTGCTGTGTGTGATATGTTATTTACTGAAGAACAACGTTCTCAAATTCATTTCTCAGACCAAAGATTTACATCAGAAGATATTAATAGACTATATAACTTATCAGATGCTGTTATATTATTGAGTTCAAATGAAGGATGGGGATTAAGTTTAACTGAGGGAATGATGGCTGGTAAAATGATTATCGCTAACGTGACTGGTGGAATGCAAGATCAAATGAGATTTTCTAATAAAGGAAAATGGATTGATTTTGATGCTGATTTTTGTTCTAATCATTTTGG